ATTTTGAGCGCGACTGGGTCAGGCATAGGGAGTAAATCTTGAAATGGCAACAATGAGCTGTTGGGGTTAGGCTGGAGTTCGACGCCGTGGAACGATTTGCAGGTGATGTAGGGCAAGGATATCGCTTCAACGGTCGGGCTTGCGCTCAACCCCTCAAACAATGTCCAACTGGCATCGAGGTTATTCCATGGCGTATCGCCAGTTAATGCCTTATATGCTGGTCCAGGACTAGTATTGCTGACGTTGGCCCCATAAAGAGGTATGTAAACTGCAGAGTCATTTGCGTCCGTATATCTCAAGAAAGAAGCAACCAGACCACGAGGCGTAGTGACGCTTGGACCGGTCGAATAATCAACCCAGTCTGCCACGGGACCTGCTTGCTGATGTACGACAAATGCACCATCTTTAGCCGCTCTTGTCGCTGCTTTAGAAGATTGTGTTAAGACCTTTGACGCTGTTGTGGGTATAACATTGCTCAAGGTAAACTGAGCATTGATAGGAACTTGTGTCGCACCAGGACAATAACCTAAATTAAGTGTCTGGATAGAATAAATGGTGCCGGGGTTCTTAATTTTATCGTCTTTAAGATCAACGATATCAAGATCACGATGAACGGCACCTCGGCGCTTAGTGCAAAATCTCATACCAAAAGGCTTGAGTGCGCGATCCAACGCGGCAACCTCATTAACGTCATTCAAGAAAGTGTCAACAGTGTGATTCAAAATATTAGGTTTGAACTTGCACGTGGTAACAGTACCTTGATTGCTGAAGTCAGTTGCGTTTAGATAATAAGTATTTGATTTATAGGTGTTCCTAAAAGTGCCAAAGTCTTGATGGGCATTGCCAAAGTTATAGCCTGCTTGATTTGTAACAGATTTACCAGTTTGACCAATTGTTGCGCCAACGGACGGGGCAGGTTGACACATCCCGTCACTGGCTTGACTGCGTGTAGCTTCAGTAGATACAAAAACATAATTGGCAACAGATGCGCCGGGCATGGACAACAACAATACCTTATCTGCCGTTTGTATGGAATAAGTATTGGGTGCGGTGGAGATGGTGGCCGTAAGCGGCACATTCTCCTCAGATTTGAACTCCATGCGAACAACATTGGCAGCTGACATGTCAGGTATACCTTTGTATTCAGATGGGATCTCTGAAGGTGGATGTGTCACTTTCTTGACATAGGCTGCTCCGGCAACGGTTTCTGCATCAACTTTAGCAGCAGCAACGCGCATAACAGTATTATCCTCAGACATAATAATAATAAATAAAAGATAATATAATGTGATAATGAATTGAAAGCGGGGTTATTTATTTATGCGATAAATCGCTTTATAGCTTCGATGACGTCGATTTTCCTTATGAATTTTAGAGCTTCCGCTCATGGAAAAATGATTATAGAACATCGGCGACTACCGCACGGTAGCCAGCCGATGAATAAAAAGGGTGTGT